CTTTAAACCAGCTATCAAGATTCATCATCTCACCACCGATGCTCCAACACTGTAAGTAATTGCATCTGCATTACCATGCTCAACCCTTACTCGCCATACCCTGGGAAGCATATCTTTTGCCGCTACATTAGTAACAGCCTCAATGCTGGGATGGACTTTATATACATTCGTGCTGACACTATCCACTGCGACCCCTTCCAATATATCGTAATACTCCCCGGACACAGGATCTTTGCCCTGAATTTTGAGTGTGATTGATGAAGTGCCTTCCCGAACAGTAACATTTAATGTTACATGAACCCCTCTTCCGAAGCTGTTAGTCTGGTCGGCGCTGTTTATGTTTTCGGTTCTTTCTGCACTGGCAAGCAAGGTTAGGTCTTCCGTGAATTCAGCCCAGTTAATGACGCTTTCTCCGTCACGTCCATAAACTTTACCACTGGCGGGAGACATTTTATCTGCTTCTTTAGTCATTGTCGCTCACCTCCCTTAATCAACCTCAATATAGTCCAGTGCAATTGTTACTGATTCGGCCCCTGCATCGGAGGCAGCCTTTGCGGAGACCTGTTCACCTGCATCAAGCACCGGGCTGTTTACAAGCAGTCTATCCGAGGCAACATTAGCGCCTCGTACCATTCGCACCCTTGCTATTTCTTCCTCAGCTTCATCGCTGTGATCACCTTTATACAACACTATTTCATATACGCCAACTGCACTGACTTCTTCTATCGTAATGCCAACTACTTTAAACTTGGTATCGATAGCGTCAGCACTGATTATATCTACGAAATCTCCTAACTGCCAATCCGCCTCGTCAAGCGCCCCGGCTGTGATGGCAACCCCAGAGTCCATAGTTGGCCATACCTTGGCCGGCTTTACTGCGAACTGAGTAATGTCTTTCAAAGCCTCCACTAATAACGCTTGAACAGGATCAAGTATATCGTCTTGTACTTGCGTTAATGGGTGAAGCCACCAATCGTTTTGTGCAACCATTCTTACACCACCCTTCTATAGCTTTGCAAGCTATCAATTATACTTCCCGAGAGCCCTCCTGCCCTGCGGTCATATTTATAGCTCGCACTCATCAGGCTTTCAGAAACAATTGACTTATCCTCACCCTTCGATAGGTAAGAACCAATCACTGCTTCAATACAGAGTTGCTCCAAATCATAAGGCAAGGTTCTGGTCAGGGTCCCATCTTCTTCTACCTGGTACGGGGTAACATATCCGCCGGCATAGGTGACCTCAATATTCTGCCTTTCACTGCCGGGATAAGGATCGCCGCTGAATGGGCTGGCCAGAGCTACTGCCCAAGGCCACCCTGCACCACGATAAAGAATCCCGGCTTCCGCATCTTCAATCTCAATATTACCGGAAATGGTTACTACCGTATCATCAATTTTCACTTCCGTTAGTTCGATTATAGGTGTGCGGGACAACAAGATATTCCTACCTCCCTGCCCCGCTACCTTTTCGGTCTCTGCTTTAAAATGAAACTCCCGGCCACAATACTTATTAAACTGAGCGGAGACGGCGTTGATTTTTCGCTTCAAGATATCATCCTTGCTCGTATCAGCGGCAGAGATTTCCAGCTCATCTTTCACCGCTGTCAGAGTTGTCAGGACGTTTTCTGCTAGGTCCATCTTTCGCCGCCTCCTTCTTTTTCTTCTTTGGCTCGCCTATCATTAAAGCTGTTGCTGTATCTACCGCAACCCCTTCACTTTCCATATAGCGAGCCCGTTCTAAAGGATCTCTGAATTGAGGCATATAGTTTTACCTCACTTCTTACTCGGTTTTTTTGTCTTCGTCTTTGCTCCCCTTACCATTTTATCTACCGGGGGCGCTTCCTTTGCTTTTTCTTGAGATAGCTCGGTAGTTTTAGGGGTATATGCCGATTCTTGCTTAACTTCTTCAGCATACCCCATCTTAATTATCTTGTCTGCGTAAGCGTCCTCAAAGGAAGCTGTCTCACCAGCCTGGTAAGGAGACATTCCGTGTTTGAATCTAATTGACTTCATTTGTTAATAAGCCCCCTTTAACCTGCAGTAACATCATCAAGGTCGTGATCAGTGTAACCATCATCATCGTGAGTAGAATCAGGCTTCTCAACCAGACCACCGAGAACTATTGCCCCGGCCATAATGTGCTCATTAGTAGTTGTGAAAGTTAAATCATCACTGGTCAACTTCCCAACCACCCTTACATACTTCTTGGCTGCAGACAAGTCAACCGGCAGAGCAATAAACAAATCAGCTTCACCGGTAGCACTGGCAATGAAATCGACCTCTTTACTTTTCAAAGAAGAAAAGTCTGCGTCAGTGGTTGTTGAGGAATGCTCAACATCAATCTTGATTTGTCCAACGTTGGTAGAACCTTCCCCACCAGTTACGTTAGCTCTGGCTGCAATAATAGCAATACCAGACAGAGCACCAACACGGTCAATTTCTTCACCCTTTATCTCAGTACCGTCTCCGGGCTCATATTCAGTGAAACAACGTTTCGCAATCAGCTTTGCAGCTACATCTTTGGGATTACTTCCCATTATAATCATCTCCTTAATTTAATTGAAGGCCGAACCTTTAGCCCGGCCCTGTTAAGCTATTAGCTACCCCAGTCAACAAGAGTAACAACAATTTCCTTGCCGCGATGCCGGGCACCAAAGTCGTGACGTGCCAGAATCCGCATCACAGTTTGGTCACTTGAAATACCGGACACTACGTTTGAGCCATCATGGTAAGCCCCGCCCGGGAATACGTCAACCAGAAGCTGAGTATTCTCACCGATAATAAGCGAGTTAAAATCTGCGAAGTATAACTCAGAAAAATCGGTATCGCTGGTTGCCAAGTCGGCCAGGTTGTTAGGAATCTGAGTTGTTACCTGGAATGGGAATGTCATTAAATTACCACCGAGCATTTCATCCCGGAAAACATAATTCCCATTACTATCAAGCAGACTCATTAAATGCCATTTAGTCCGGGGGCTCATGGCCCAACCACCACGAACTAAATCAACATCATTCTGCTCAAGCGTCCTGACTGCTGTGGAAAGGTCGGTTACTACATTAGCCAAATCACCGTTTGTGGTCCTATCTCTGACGGTATCTGCCCAATGCCTCATACCCTTTGGCTTATTCTCGGTGCCATCGTCCCGGATAAAGGCAAGGTCTTCCCTCAACCCCAGAGTCTGAACCATATCATCACGTACAATATTATCAACATTCGGGGAACTATCACGAAGCAGGTCGTTGGAAATCGGCACTAAGCCAGCCAGCTTTTTAGCTGACAGTTGCAGTTGCCCGAACTCCGGCTCACTCTTCGAGATATTTTTATTCTCCCCAACGTAAGCCGCCGAACTACCGGACGACAAGAACGGCATAGTTAAAGAACCGCTATTCATGGGCATCGGTCGTGCTCCAAGAGAACGAACAACTGTTTTGGCCCTGAGCAATTCAATAACCTCTGCTACATACTCATCGGGAACAATCGCCCCGCCACCCTCAAAATCAGAAGCGGCAAGCGCCTTACTAACTTCTTCATCCTTGAACTTATCAAGAGCAATCTTGCTGGCCTTGTCGGTATCCCCTTTGCTGGCGGCCATAGCCCTCAGCCAACGGGCAGCCCTCATCCCTTTTTTGGGAGGTGCTGCTGGTTGGACTTGCTGGAACATCTGGATGTTATTAGTTGCTTTCTCACCCTGCTTGGTCATTTCGTCCCGCAGGTCTGCTATTTCTTCACCCAGAAGATCCTTGACCAGATTCTTTACATCTTCAAGAGTCATTTTAGTTTCAGACATTTCTTTTCATCTCCTTAAATTAATGATTTTGCTTATTGTAATCTTACATCAACCGCTTTATAGCTTTCCGTGTCACTGTTTTTAACATCAACTAAACTTCGATTATTCCCTCTTAACAGGTTTGCTATAAATTAAGTTTCCGTAAGGCTTACTCAATCAATCCTACCAGTCATACGTGTTCTTTCTTTTGCCAACTCTGACTTAATTTCTTCTTTCAGAGTTTTAGTAAAATCTTTTACGCCTTCATCATCAATCATTATTACTGGAGTATCCGGCATGTCGATTTCTAAGTATTGTTTATCCGTTTCAACTGTAGTATTTTTAGCTGCCAGCATTCCAGCAAAAATTTCCAAGCGCTCAATGGCTTCATTAAGGGTGACAAAATCATCCTTGACGCTTTTGTCGTCGTCCTCCGCCTGATCTTCAAGCTGATTCAACACTTCGGTTAAAGAATCCCTGGAGTTTTTAATCCTCTTTTCATTGGCGGCAGAAAGAATACGACCTGCTTTCTCGGCGTAAGGCTCCCCGTCGACAACCAACTTCTCTGCCATCTTACCAGAAATGTGAACTTCCTTAAAAGCTTCTGAGTCTTCAATGGTTAGGATGTCCTCAAAAGGTTCTGTTCTTTTTTCTCCTGTATTGGGATCAAGTAAGACTCTTTCTGGGTCTTCAAATTTAGTAATGTCTACCTCTGGCAGGGGCTCTTCCTTAACCAGTTCCTCTTCCAAAGCATTTACCTCAAAACCCTTTGACTTGGCATTCTGAATTAATGCTTCAAAGTTAGAGGGTACCGGAACGATTGACCATTCCAGCAGATCCCATTTCTTAAACCGGAACCCGCGCTGCCTAATCATGCCCTCTGTATCATTGCTCCCCTGCTCAATCGGCTCCATATCAATCGGGATAAAACCAACACTGGCCGCATTCAAAAAACCCTGCTCACATAATACCCTGACCTCTTGAGCAAATTGGGTTGGCGCGAATTCCACCTCCGCTTCAATATGATCATCCAACGCCTTGACACTCACTGACTTGCCGATTGGCAGGGAATGATAGTCATGGGCGAATAGGACAACGCTATTCTTCTTGTAATTCTTTAGCTGCGCCCCTTTTGGCTCCAAGATATCTTCATCCCGGTCAGGGGTGGCTGTGCTGATAGTGAAAACAAGGTTGTCGTTTTCCTTTGCCTTTATTGCCGACATCGGAACTGATTTATGAGTTTTGTTTTTTGTTCTTACATATTGCTTGGACATATAATTTTCCTCCTTTCTTTATTATTCATTTAGTGCGTTCAGGGCTTCCATGATTGCGTCCTGCTGGGCTTGGAATCCCTTCTTGCAGGCCCGCTCAATCCGCCCTTCCCAAATAGTTGCCCGCTCGTCAAAAGCTTTCCACCTCTTGATCTGCTCTTCTTCAGTCAACCACTTCCTTGCTCCTTTGGGATCCTTGATTATAGCAACAGTTGTGCATCTGCAATTTATATCGTGCTCCGCAACCCCAAAATCACCAGGCTGCATTGCTGTCGCTCCATCCGGCGCAGTAAACGGTTTGTCAATCGCTCGCTCCTGCCCGTTCATGTCAAAGTGCTGTTCCCGGGTTCTACCGTCCCTGGTAGCCAGCCAGCCGCGAATATCAACCACTCCTGACTGCCGGTGGGCTTCCCTTGTTGCAAAGTTACTGGAGCCCAAAACCTCAGTCCTCGCGATTGTTTCGGCTCTTGATTTCTTAGCTACATCGAAGGTCTGACTTACCCTTTTAGCCAGCGCCGGGATTCCTTCCCCTTCCCCGACACCCTCGCTTAAAGTTTTTTGTAGTGCTTTGTAAGTAGTGTCGGTAATACCCTTGACTTTATTGACTCTCAGATATTCCAGGTGTTCCCTGACAATAGGGTTTTGAATATTGAAGGCAGTGTCCACGCCCAGCTCCTCGAATATTTCTTCCCCCCACTCCCTGACTAATTTCTCAAATTCCGGGCTGATTGTTTTTGATAAATGTACCGGGTCCAGGTTCTTCAATATACTTATTACATCTTCGGGCTTAGGCGTTTTCCTTTCTATCACTGCTGTTTTCTGGCTCAAGAACATTGGCTCAGGTTCTTTTGGTTCTTCCCCTTGCTGCTCAGGTGCCATTCCTTGAGGCACTCTATAAAAGTCGCCCTTTTCATCTGGTGGCAATCCCTGTAATTCCCGCCACTCATTTAAGGTCCTGCTCCACGGAACTTTCTCTGCCACCTGTAAATTATACTCCTGATCAGCCGGGACCGGGCTAACATAATCTAATATCAGTCTATCATCAAACTGTGGAATAAGCTTTTCCTGCATCTCACTTCTCAATAATTCAAGCCTTGGTACCAGCACCCAGTTGGCGAAAATGAAGGAAGCGGCCTGTGCTGTTGCCCGGTTCGATGATTCTGTAATTCCTAAGATTTCAGGTGACACCCCATAGGTCTGTAATATGATATCCCTTTCAAATTCCCTCAGCCTGATTAATTGCTGTTGCTGGAAATTATGACCAAGCTGCTGAACATCCATTTTGCCTGAATGCCAATGAGAACGGAAAGCCCGCCAGAAGCCCCTGTGCTGATCTTCCCAGTTCTGCTTGGCTCTCTTTAACTCATCTTCCCCCGCCCCTTCAACTCCAACAAGCAAGTCAGGTGTGGCGTTATTATAAAACCAGCTCTTAACATACTTGCTGGCGTATTCGTCTGTTTCAAGTTCGTCTGTTAATGATTCTGCAATTCCTGTCCCTCTGCCGTATGGGCTTTCAGGGTTAGCATCTCTCATCCAAATTATCTCAGTTTCCGGGACGTGCCCTTGCCAGCCTTGAAAGTTTACTCTGAATGATGGGCGTTTGGCTGTCGGTGTTTCGGCTATCCAGTGTGGCGGGATTGGCCAATATTCAACCGGCATCCCCTGACCGTTTCTTTCTAATATCCAAAATGCTTCCCCTTTAATATCAAGGTGGGTCTGGGTGATCTGCCGGGCAGAGCGCCCTGTCATGGCTGGGTTTGCTTTATCCAATAAATCTAAGAAGGGGTGGTCGAATATTTCTTCCATTTTGCCCGCGGCTTTTAACTGTTTAATATTCTTCTGCCTATAATTGATGTCTGCTTTCTGCAGCTTATAACTCCGAACCGCCCGTTCCCCACTCCTCTGAACATAAAGCTCCCAGGTAACAGAAGCGACTGAAATTGAAATCTTGCTGTTAATGGCTCTTAACCAAGGCAAGCGTTTATACATTTTGATGAGTTCTTCGCTGCCCCGTTTAGGAGGCTGTCCGCCTTGCATGATGCCAGCCAGCATCCCCTGCGACTCGCCACCAAACAGATCAGGCTGTTTTGTCATTTCCCAAGCGTGACGAAATCTACTTATTACAGACATAACTTTCCTCCTCTATACAAACACAAACTTATTCTTCATATCGTCCTCGCATGCGTACCTAACTGCGTCGATAGCATGATTGTCCTTGTCGGGGAACCTACTCTTTACTTCCCCATCCCTACTGGTCTCTAGTGCGTAGTTGATAAACTCCCGCGCTGACCGTGGACACTTTTCAGGGTCAATAATTATCTGCTCTAAATCCTGTAACCACTTAGTGCTAAACTCTACCGACCCGGGCCCCTTCTTTACACCCTTAACTCGCATACCAAAAGACTTCAATTCATCAATACTTTTCGGCTCCGCACTGTCTGCTATAGTCATAGAATCATTATAGTTTTTAACCTTCT